AGCGTCCTTGGTATTTGGACATTTCAATCATGTCACCACGAACACCACAGTGGGTATCGTTCAATAGTGCTATTTTCATTCAGTAAATTTATCTAATGATGATTTTTTGGTTGTAGTTGTTGTTTTCGTTCTCTTTGATTTTCTTGGTTCGTATGCAACCCTGTTCATGTTCTCTTGCATCCACTCAATGTTTGTATTAGTGAATTCAGGGTTGTGAACACCATCAATTGTATCGTATGCATCCATAGTAATGTTTGTTGCATCGATAGCTTGTTGTTTGATGAAAACTTGTTTCTTTTCCTTTTGAATACGCCTTAGGAATGCATAGTAACAAATCTGTGTGATATATGCGAATGCATTGTTAGATTTTTCTGCATTGAAATTACGAATATACTGAATGCAATTTTCGATTGCATCACAAATCATTTCGTCTCTGTACGTATAGTTGATAAAGTTTGGACGTGTAGATAAACGAGTAGCAATCTTATAAATGCACTCCCCTATGTACTCTGTCATCTTTGGTGGGGTTTTCCCCTTTGATTCTGCGAGTCTAACGGATTCGTTATAATCGGAGACTGCTTGTGTGAACTCTTTGTTATTAACGTAGTGTTCAGATTGTTTTTTCGTAGTCATACGTATACTATACACCATAACCCCCCATTCTACAAGGGGTTTTTTCAAATATTAAAGTTTACTGAAACCCCACATCCACATGATGCTGCCTCTTTAGGGTTTATGAATTTGAAGAAAGAGTTCAGTCCTTCTTTGACATAATCTAGTGTCATCCCTTCTATATATTGTACACTATGATTATCAATTAGGATAGAGAATTTTCCATAATCAATTACTGTATCATCTAAGTTAGCATCTAAACTGCTATCAAAGATGTATTCAAAACCAGCACAACCACCACCAGTAACACCAACTCTGATGTAATTAAATGCATCCTTTTCTTGTAACGACAAAATTTGAGTAATTGCTTCGTTGCTGAGTTCTACCATTATCTAGTATTTATATGAAGTTTTTTTAAAAAACCCCTTGTGTTTTCAGAAATCTATGATAAAATGATTATGTCCCACAGGGAATATATTATATAAAGAGATTGTTTATATAAAATACACCTAACATGAAACTAAACATGACAACCTGAACAACAGCAGGAATGACGACAAACAGTTTCATGACATCGAAATCACCTTTTGAAAAGAAATCCGTTTCCCTCCATTCTACAACCTCTTCAGGAGTTGCATCCTTTGGTTTATTTAGTGGTATTTCCAACTGATTCATTTTTGTGTTTCTGATTTGCAATGTGTTCTGCATAATAAATTGCACCTCTGATATCATTCATAGGCGCATACTTCAAATAAAAATAACTAACGATTATCGATAAAACTGATATTGCTATTTCTTCCATGTTATACGATAGGTGCAATTGCCATTGTACAGATAAAAAATACAGATACGAGAATACCTATTTCCATTCCCTCCACAATTGTTTGACCATCTACTTTTTTTAATTTTTTGACTAACTCGGTCACTTTCTTTTATAAACTCCATTAATAATATGGTATAACACCAAGTTATACACGTGGATATTTATAAAACTTTCAGTTCTAACAAAATAGTTTAGTGAATTTTTTTCTTGTCTTTTGGTGGAGTCAATCTTTTAAATTTCTTATATGGGTCTTCAGAGTCTTTTTCACTATTGAGAAATTCCTGTTCCATCATTTCTAAAAACTCCTCTTCTGTTGCCATATGTTTATCTTCATAGAGTTGTCTTAAAAGTTCGTCTACATTGTTTCGTACATCTACGTTATCATCTTTTGATAACTTATTTGCAAGTGGTATACTTTTGTTTTCTAACATAGTTAACCAACTGGTGGATGCATTGTCATACAACGGCACAACTTGAGGATTAACTTTGTTTCTATGAAGAATCATTTCTTCAGGAATTTTTACAACTGTATCTGAGGTTAGAGGTGAGTATGGATAGAATGTTGCAAGAGTTTTACCTCTCATTGTTACTGATAAATGACAAATCATAGGTAGAGTTACTTCAACAATGTTACCATTTTGTCGAGTCATACCTATCACTTCTTGACCTGTATCAAGACGAAGTATTTCATACTTTGTTGGGATTAGACTTAAATCTCTTGGGCTAGTCATCTTTCAGTTCGAACTGTTGAATCTCATATGGAAATTGTTCCTCATTGTATATATTTATTCTTTCTTTGAGGTGACTCAACGTAAAGTTCTCACATTGTAGATCATCGGCAATATCAAATAATCTCATTTTATCCTTCCCTTCAGTCTTACGTAAACCCCTACCAATAGACTGTAGGTTTCTTATTCGTGATTTGGAAGGAGATGCAAAGACTACATTATCAATCTTCTTAATGTTAACACCAGTTGAAAAGGTACCGTATGACGCCAGTATGACGTTGTCATTTGCTTTCTCAACGATTTCCCTTACGTTCTCCCTATCCTTGGTATCGGTTCCACCATAGACATAGTGTAATTGTTCACCCAATCGACATGACATTTTATCGTGTAGAAGAACTCCATGTTTTTCGACATATTGAAAAAGTACAAGTGTATTGCCTTTTAAACTGTACACTAGATTACAGATGAATTCATTACGTTTTTCATGAGATACTAAGTAATCCATCTCATCTTGATACGACATTTTTTTCTGTTTAGTATGACGAAGTATGACACAATCGATAGAAAGATTTGCAATCGTTCCGTCTTCAATTAGTTTTGCAGTTGATATAACTTTTTTGACAGGCCCAAATAATCCTTCAAGTTGTAGTCTATGAACTTCAGTTCCATCAAGTGTACCTGTAGTACCTATACGGAAACCAGTGGAAGACATCTTCTCTAGTATACTCTTAAGTGTTTGTGCTTTGAATAAGTGTGCTTCGTCTCCGATGACTACATCGAATGACTGTAATGTTTCTTTAGGTGCTTTAGCGAAACTCTGCCATGTGGTAATGGTAATAGGTGCATCAAACACTTCTTGTCCATGGTATATCTTACAAATTTTTTCTTTGTATCCATACTCCTCAAAGTCTTTACTCATCTGTTCCACTAGAGATGTCGTAGGAACGATTATAACGGTCTTACAGTTAGGTAAAGACATTTCTCCCTCAAACCACCTACACAACATGTATATAATAAGTGATTTACCACTTGCAGTTGGTGATAGTAGAAGTTGTCTACCATATTGCACTGCAGTTTTAAATGCATCTATTTGATAATCACGTGGTTCAAATGGAAGACCCAAGCCTGGAATTAGGTCATCACCGTTAATAAAGAAATCAACATCCTCATCTGTAAGGAGTGTCTTTTCACCTATGACATCTTCAATACCACCAAACTCAAATCCACGTTCTCTGCAGAACTCATCAACGTATGGTAGTAGTCCGATATAAATCTTTTTAGTTTTTAGAGAGAAGAGTCGTACCTTACCATCCCAAAATTTATTTTTATAGGACGGCATAAACTTTGCGCCTGGCACTGTAAAAGAAAAGAAGTCGTAAAGGTCACGTGCAAGAGAGTCATCACAATTAACTTGCATAAAGACATCATCGACTTTACGAACCGTTACTCTTTCCATATTAAACGTATGGTTTACCTACTAACCATCCTACTAATGAGATTCGTGTACCACTTGTAACAGGTTTGACTTGGTGATGTACGAATGAGGGGAATACAATCATGCTACCCTTTTCCTTTGCAGAGAATGGCAAAGGTTGAATGATGTTATCAACATCAATTGTTTGTTGATTTAATTTCAATGTATCAAAAGCACGTTTTGAATCAATATATTCAAAATGACCACCCTCATAATCATCAGGATGAGATAACTGAATACTAAAACTCAACTTTCTCATTCCACCTTCTCTATACACTTCAGGCCCTGCATCTGTGTGCCATGTGTAAAAGTCTCCTGTAGGTGCATCAGGTCTGTGTTTATAGATTGTGTATTGAAGGGGTTCTAAGTAATCATATTCCCAATTACTCCACCCTGCATCTTGTACCATCACTCCAACACCTTCATGAATTTTGTTTACTATAGATTCAGGCATTTCATGTCCATTTTTACCAAACCATTTGATTTCAGATTGACGTATTTCATTTTTAACATTGAAATCTTCTTCAAGACCATCAGGGTCACTTTCTGCAAAACCAACTCTACCGTAATCTACAGGTATCTTATCTGCAGATTTGTGAATTAGAGCAACTTCTTCATCTGTGAAGAATTCTGTTATAAATGTACAGTAGTTATTTAATATCATTATGCACCACTCATAAATTTACGCCAATCAATTGTATTCTTAATAGTTTGATGTCTCCATGTGATGTTTTGCATACACTCTTTTAGAAACTCAATGGTAATTTTAAGGTATTCAAGTTTGACGTTTAGTTTTTGTAAATCTTCATCAGAATTGTAAAAAATGTTCATGTCATTCTTCATGACTTTGAGTCCATCAAATGGGTCAGGATTCCATCCCAGTTCTTTGATACGATTCTCATCCATCTTTCCGTTATACCATAACCACTTATCTTTAAGTAGTGTATCGTATTTCATCTGATATTGTTTTAAGAGTATGAGCTTACTGGATAGTAAGTCTGAGTATTTTGCATGAAGTCTTGGGACTTCTAGTGAGGACTTATCTAATTCAATATCATCGATTTCACAATCGACTTTCCACATCTCTTTAATTTCATCTAAATTCATAATATAAAAATCCAATAGTAGTATTTTCTACTATTATACCATATTTATGGTGTTTTAGGAAGTGGATTCTATCTCGTAATATGTGAATCTGAATGACACTGTGGTCGATACTGCTTCTGCTTCTGCACCTGATTCCAATTCTAATGCACCTAATGAGATAGGGAAACAGTCATGGAATCTGAAGAATCTATTGGGAACGTTTTTGTTAGTGTTCATTACTAGTGTAATGTCACTGTATTGGTTTAGGTCATTTTCTACTGAACTGTAAGTACCTGAACCAGTTTTGATGGAATCTACGTATGCAGAGTATGCTTCAGGATTTGCAATAGGAACAATTGCATCCATCCAATCGTAGATTTCTTTAAAGTTTTCTAAGTCTTCGTCTACCAAGAACGTGACATCAAGTGTATCGAATGACACTTTGTCGCCAGGAAAATATGCATCCAAACCCACACCTGCAGCAGATGTAGTTTCTGAGAATGACATGCCTGGAATGTTAACAGACTTTACATAGTACTCCACTGTGGGTACTTTGTCTACTAACAATCTAAAATTGTTCTTGTTGAGTATAGACTTATTGATTGTTGCCAAGTTTTATAATCCTTTTTGTCGATGTTGTATCTTGATAGTCGTCACCACGATATTCTCTAGTAACAATCTTTTCACAAAGATACCCATCTTGAATGTATGTTGTAGTAATAGTTCTACTCAATACATTGGTTGTTTCGACACCATCAGGGAATGCTTCTCTCTCCCATGGGCCTTCTAACACTTTCACATTTTTTGCATATTCTGACATAATTATTCCTCTGAAAATGGGGTAGTAAATCTACCCCATAATACTA